TTCTGGTAAAGGTTGCACCCTATCTTTCTAAAGCAGGTATTACATCAAGGTCTGGAAGGTTTGACATAAGATCTTCCATTGGACTCTTCTCTGTTGGAATACATTCAATGCCATTATCTTTCAACAGTTGTCTTGCTACGTTTAGATCACCAGGTTTTGCATCTCCACTTTTTACCTTGTCTAACAATTCCTGTATGAGAACTGTATGAAGGGATTCTAATAATTCTAATTTATTTGCTTTTTCCATAGTTAAAATGTTCTTGCAACCAATATACCTTGTTTTAAAAATTTATGCCCAATACAGCTACAGTCGGTCAACGATTTAAAATTGATGATCGTGTCGTAAGAAATCATACGATTGGATATACAGGAGGTAAATATAAGAAGAACATAGGAACAGTTACAGAAGCTCTTACAAAAGCTAATAAGCTAGGTGTAAATCAATATTATTATAAAGTTCTTTGGGATGATAGAAGGTCATCTGAACACGCTCAGCATAGTCTTAAACCTGTCGAGTAAAGTTTTTCTTGTCTTATATTTTTTCTTTTTAGTAGTCTTAGTATTTTTTGTTCTGTGATGTTCTGATATTTCATAGCGTATAAGTTTTGTATTCATTTCTGAAATACGATCTATAGCAGCCATGATAAGAAAATCCTGTAGTTTATTGTCTTGCATTAATTGAAGGCAGATTTCTCTAACAACATTGTTAGGCATCTCTTTGATTTCTCTTTTTCTAATTTCAATATCAAGTTCTATTTCGGGTGGTGTCTTACCAATAAGAACTTCGAAAAATTCCTGATGGTTCATTTATTTGGGAATAGTGCCTGCTCCAACATATCGCATAATTTGTCATCAACATCATTATCAGTTTTTTCTACACAAGCACGAATAAGATCAAGAGCGAGTTGTCTTATTGCTTTTGATTTAAGAAATGTAAAAAGGATTGGTTTTATGATTGAAATCATAGATTTTCACTAGGTACTTTCCAATTATGTATATGTTTGCTAATTTTGACTTGACTACCTCACACAGTCAATAAGCCCTATTACCTCCCTAATAGGGCTTTGCTATATAACTATTATGGAAGAACAAAAAAAGAAAAACCCCATACAAAAAATAAAAGAGACTATTGAAGATAAGGAAGAACAATTAGCTTTTATATCAGTAGTAGTCCGTTTAGTTGTAGTGGGTTGGAGTGGTTTTATAGTTTCCTTAAACTACATTACTATTCCTGGTTACAGTAATGAGCCAAAAGATATCACTTTTCCTGCTTCGTTACTTACGGGGGCACTAGCCAGCTTCGGTTTGGAGGGTGCTAAAAAACGTGGTGATGGTACATATAAGCCTGATGAAAAACCTCTTAACAAAAAAGAAGTAGAAGAGTTACTAGCATCACAGTCTGGTGGATATCAAACCGTTAGAATTGAAACACCGATTAAAATTATTGGTGCAGAAATTGTAGATCCCGATTCTCCTAAAAAATG